CAACTTGGAGCGTATAATTATGCACTAAGAAAACTTACTGGAATTGAATGTAACCAGGCTTTAGTATGTATTGCAAGAAGAAGTGGAAAACCCCAACTTAAACTATTGGATAGTTTAGCGTTGAGGTCTAGTGAAATATGTTTTATGGAACGTTGTATGAAGTTCCAGGAACAGATAAAAGAATTAGCTGTTGTCTAGTGGTTCGGGTAGTTCTTCAAATCTTCTCTCTGCTCTTGTTTTAGCAGTGAAAATAAGATCATCTTCATTTAATTGAAGAATATTATCTTCTTTTATCTCTTGATAGGCTTCTTCAAAAAGATTTTCAAGAAGTTCAGTATTTTGTAAATTACTCATAATCCGTCATGCCATTTTGTACCAAATGAAGATAGCATTTCTTCATCTGCTGGTTCGTAATCATCATCACCTGGTTTGGGATATATACCCGCATCTTCTAAATCTTGAATAGCTTTATCTTCTATAAAACTATCAAGTGCGGATTGGTGGTTGTGCATAAATGAGTCCATTATTCTTTATCTTGGTATTTGTATTCTTTGTTATAGAATTTTTTATGGTTCGTAAACTGTTCCTCAGAAAGCATACGAAATAAATCAAAGATGTCTTCAGCTTCAATTAACATATCAGCGTGGTCATCATCTTTATGTTTATCACAGTCAACACCCATATTATTTTTAAAGAGTGTCCAGTGTCCGTTCTCATCATGGAATAGTTGATAAACAGCTAATAAACCTAAAGTAGATTTTGTATTGGATCGTGCTTCACAGTAAGCATCGAAGAATTTAGCAAAGATAAATTCAGATTCAGTTCTTTTCATTTTTTTAACCTTTTTTTGTTAGTGATATATAAATTGGCATATTTAACAGCCAACTCTGTATCTTGGTTTGTTTCAGCCCATTTCATAGCCTTATATATAGTGTCCAGGGCTTTAAGTTCAAAACACTTTTTTGGATCGTCTTGTTTATCTTCTTCCCATTCATACTGCTCATAGGCTTTTTTGGTATATCTATAAGCAGTAGATTCTGGAATGTTAGATTTCATTAATGTAGTAACTACATCATTTCTATCTAAATCTTGACGAAATAAAGTTAAGGCTAAATTAATTGCTTCTTTTCTATCCATAAGTTTTTAGTTCTTTTTCTAATTGGATAGAAGCATCTAAAATAGTTTTGTATTTTTTAAACGCCTTTAATACGTCATCACTTTCAACAAACTTGTTGCTGATTATTGGATCGGCTAGTGGATATATACCACCTTGGCCGTAAAAGTCTAAAACATAATCAATGAATTGACTTTGAGAATTTTCAGAAATTTTCATTTTGGTTAGTCTAAAAAACTAAGTTCCTTACTATAGTACACGAGAAAATAATAAATGTAAATAAAAAAATTCTCATTTTCATAAAATAAAATTGGCCTTTAATATAAATCCCTGGTATGTTGAAAATATATTCATTTTATACAAATTATGAAAAAAGTAAGAGTATTCAGTAATAGCAATAAAGTTGAGCTAACTTTTAGTACTTGGGAACTACTTTTTATAGTAATTTCATTAATTAAAGTTATAAGACTTGATAAGGGAAATATCAAGTTTAATTATAGGGTTTATAAAATAATTGATAAACTTACATTGACAATAAATAAATTCTAATGTTACACTTTAGTTGAGAGTTTATCTTATTCCCTCTCATCAAAAAAAAATGCCAACAACAACAACTAACCAGGTATCATCTCCTTATGCTATATATGAGAATGAAACAAAAATTGCTTCTATTCCCTATGAAGTTTTAAGGGTTGCAAGTCAGTTTGTATCTAAAGATCATTCAAAACAACTTTTGTGGGGTGTTCATTTAAAAGTAGAAAATGATGAAATAACTGTTGCTTCTACAGATGGTCACAGATTATTTTATTTTAAATTCCCTAATAATCAATTAGGCTTTAAATTAAATAAAAGTATTACTATTCCAGGTACAGTATTTAAAAGTCAGATTAAGCAAGCAACTAAAGTTTTAATTACTGATAATCTAATTACTTTTATGAATGAAGAAATTTTCTTATCTTCCATTCATTATCAACAAATAGAGGGAACTTACCCAAACATTGAACAATTAATACCCGATTCATTTACAAATAATTTTGAAAAGGAATTTTCCTTTAATTGTGATTATATAGGGCAATTTTGCAACCAGGTTAAAAGATTATCTAAAGAAAAATCAATAACTTTTAATGGTAATGATTCTTTAAAGCCTTTTGTAATTACTGCCGAATGGAATATTAAAAATCCTTTTGAATCATTAGAGGGATTTAGTCCAGTTCTTAATTATTTAATAATGCCTATTATGAAAAGAAAATAAAAAACTTTTTAAATAAATAGTTTACATATCTTCTCTATTGTATTACAATACAAATTATAGAGAAGATTTTTTTTTATTCACTTCTCACAAAAAAAAACAAAAATGGAACTAACAACAACAAAAAAAGATTCTTTAAGAAAATTCTATGATGCTTTTATTATTGAACCATCAGGGCATATTGAATTAAAAGAAGAATCAAAAAAATATTATCAGTCATTCGTTAGAAAGTTACACCAGGACGAACTTCCCAACAATTGGAGATATGAAGTCATTACTGATTTATTGCAAAATTTTTGTAATGAATATGATTCAGAAAATTTAGAAGATGTTTTACCTGAGATTGTAGATTCTTTAGTTGATATTTACAATTATGATTTAGTGGAATGGTTAAAAGGAGACATCATGCGTGGTTCTTTTCGAGAGTTAAGAGAATTAAATATAGATAATCCTAATATGACTGTTTTTGATTTGATAAGACAACTACAATATGAAGCTATCTATGATATGGGTAACATGATATTAAATGAATATTATTTCTAATTAACCAGGAGAAAAAACAATGAGTGAAGAATTAGAAGTTTATTGTGTTTCTAAACGTCATTATGTAATTACTTTTGAAAACCAGGAACAAAAACAAGAATGGTTAGAAGAAAGAAATACTAATGATATGTTTTTAGAATATGAAGTGGAAGAATGGAATGACGGAAAGAAAGAAGAAACAGAATATAGATAATTAAGTAAATATTAAATTATTAAAGAATGTAAACTCTTTCTATTGTGTAACAGTAGAAAAGGGTTTATAATGTCTAGTAAGGGAAGAAAAATTTTTTAACACTTCCTACCAAAAAAAAATGAAAGTATTAACTATTTATTTATTGTCTCTAGTTTTCTTTGCAAGTGTTGGGCAACATATTGCTAGCAACATAAAAGAAAGTCTCCAGGAGAGAACAGATAAAATTGATTCTGTCCTATCTTCTTATTCTGTTTATTTACAAAACCAATAAGATGATAAAATTTATTTCTTTTCTTATTCCCAATATCAAATTAAATTTTGATAACTTCAACAACTTCTATGATACTCTCCAGGAAGAAACAGAAATCTTTATTGAAGAGTTAGGCAGTTGTTATTTAGAGGGAATCCTAAATTACACATACGATGGTTGTTTAGACGAAAACATTTGTGAACAATTTCTAAATGAATTTAGTTTAGATGTTGATGACTACATAACAGAAACAGGCAATTCTGATTTATCAGTTTTGAATATTATTGATTATGTAGGATATTAAAAACAAAATCAAAAACAAATTATTAACTCTTTTTATTCCAAGAAGAGTTTTTTTTTATGTCATAAAATAATTATCACTATGTGGTTTTTGTTGTTTGGGTTTTTTCTTTTCTTTCTTGTTGTATTGTAAATTACTAATTTTTATTATCTATTGGTACGCTTGCCAATTTCCCAACAGTTCCCAGGGAAAAGAGACAATGTGATGTAAGAAAAATTATAGACAAAAAAAAATTATGTTGTTGGGGTGTTCCCGTTCCCGATCTCCTACCCGTTCCCCAACTTCCAGGAGGTGTAAGGGGTGGGGGTGGTGTAGCAAAACTGTAACAAATATGTGACAGAGCCCTGAACCTACTGATAAATCTAAAAATTATTTCTCTCTACATTATTTATTATAGTACAATACTACAATAGTGTCAACTATCTTTTTGATTTTCTATTCGTATAGCTAGTTCTGGAGCATTTATGTTCACAGT